GTGGCAACCAAGGCCGACGACTGGAGCAAATCCGACCGCAACCGTGACGGGAAAACGACCGGCGCCGATGGCCAACACGACGGCATGTTCAACGCCGATGGCAGCGTCCGCGTTGCCGCCGGAACCGGCGATGCAGGCAATGGCGCGGGCGAACGCGGGCCGCCAGGCAGCGACACCGACACCTGGACCCGCGACCAGATCGCCCAGGGCGGCACCTGGCTCAAACGTCCGCCGTACGGCTATACGCCGACTTCGCTGGACAAGTACTGGATGCCGAACCAGTCGCTGCTGCAGGAATGGGTGCGGCGCGGCCTGAAGAAGATCGAAATCCCGATCCCGGGAACGACCACCAAGATCAGCTGCGTGGTGTCGCTGCTGCAGTTCGGCGGCGGCTGCGGCCTGAGCGACCCGAATCTCAACGATCAACCAGCGACCGCAAGACCGCCGCCGGATGTGCCGTTCAAGCGGGAGTTGCAGGAAGACAATGGGGCTGTGAGGTAGAAGGTCAGCTGGGCGTTTCCTGACATAATATACAGACTATGCGCGGTCGGCACGTGCAAGTTATTGATATTAATCGGGTTTGCCCGACTCGTCGCCGGCATCATGCCGATGGCCAGAACCATCGCCCCGATCACCGTAGTGACCGGGGACAGTCTGTCCCATAGCGGACCCCACAGCTTCTTTTGCGCTGGCGTTTCCGCTTCCTCTTGACGCACCCGCACAAATAGTGCTGGGTCTGCCTGCGCCAGCTCGATCAGCTTCGCCAGGTGTTCGTCGGTCACCTTGCCGCCACTTCGCCACATCGATACGGCTGATCGCGTCACGCCAAGCACTTTGGATAGCGAGTTATCAGAATCGCTAGGGCACATCTTGCGAGCAGAGTCAAGCAGTTTATTTAGGGTGTCCATGTTCAAGTTCACTTGACATTGATGTTCAACCTGAGTTTACATGCTCCCCGTGTTCAGCGCTGTTGAACACCCCACCCCCCGGCCCCGCCCGGTGCCGGCTGGGTGGGTTCTACCGGGCACCGGGCAGGGGATAAACGTGGACGCATTCGGAATTGCACTTACATCTGCTGCTGCCTTGCTGTGCAGCGTTGGCACAGCGCGTGTTATTGGCTGGATCCTTGATCGCCGTGACGCAGCTTTGATTCGTCGAATTGAGCGCGAGGCTGTAGTTGCCCTCGGCCACATGGAAATGCAACGCATCTATGCCCGCGAGCGCGAGGTCTTCAATGACTCGTTCGATTGAGATGCTCCGCGAAATTGGGCTGCTTGCCGGCATGGGCTGCGCTGTCGGTTTGGGTGCCGGCGCATTTGTCGGTTACTGGTCTGGCGCTGGCATTGCCCAGAGCATTGACCGTCAAATCGAGCGCGACGAAGCCATCCAACAGCAGTGCATAGATGGCAACGACAACGCCTGCCGAGTGATGGAGCTGCGCAAGTGAGCCGCCCTACCGACACCGAACGCGGGGCGCGCATTGCGCTTGAATTCGTCGAATCCAAGTTAATTCAGCGCGAGCTATTCCCTACCAGGCGTACGCCGCCATTGAAATTCTGGCGCCAAATAAAGCAGATCGCGGCCGATCACCTGGCCGAATGCAAGGCAATGCGTGAGGCCCGCGCATGAGCGATAGCGACCTGAAATTCTGGCAGTTGATCGAAAAGAAGAAGCAAGCAAAGACCGACGACGAACGCGCCGAGCTAGACCGACTGATAGAGGAACGCATCAGGTGGGTTGGCTCGGGGCAGGGCAATGAGCCATGACGACGCAGCCGACCAGGCTAGCCCATTACCCGAACAGCCCTTGCTACCACTGCGGGGGCAGCTTCCAGACGCTCAACGCGACGGATGCGACCTTGATGTGCTGCACCAGTTGCGGGCTGTTGATTACCAAGCGCAAGGCTATGCAGAGCTTCTCCAACGCATCCCGTGGCAACAGTTTTGGACGCTCACATTTCGGCTCAATAAAACCGGTCGAAACGGTGGCGTTCATGCCGAAGCAGCAGACAAAGCGTTCCGTTTCTTCGTCAGCAACATCAATCGCGAAATCTACGGCCGCGCATGGGCCAAACGCCCGCACAGAGGCATCCAGTGGGCGCGCGGCCAAGAGTTCCACCGCGACGGCCGATTGCACTTCCACGCCGTTGCAGCAGCCGCTGATGACGATTTAAACCGGTTGATGAATCGGTATCAGTGGCACGAGTTCTGGTATCGCGAATTTGGACGCAATCAGATCGAAGCACCACGCAGCCAGGCGGATATCACCGGCTACGTGTCGAAGTACGTAACAAAGGGCGGTGAGGTCGATTTCAGCAAGAACTTTGGCGCGTGGTTGCCACCGCCAATCGACTACACCGCACGACCCGCGCAAGACGGCCTGATCCCGGCCTAGACCATCAGCACAGAGGATCACCGGGCGGCAGGTGGCGAGCCCCGCGCAACGGGACAACAAGCGCTTCTCTCACGCTCTCCCACGGGGGGTAGGGGGGGACATAGCTTGACCCCACAGTACCGCCCGAAATTTGCAGTAACCCATCCAAAGCACTCACTCAAACGAAGAGAACGAAGCCATGTCGAATGCACCGAAGGTCACCATCAATAGCGCCGTCGAATCCCGCACTGTCACCACGTCCAAGGGCATGCCGAAGACCATCTACAGCCAGCGCGCCACGCTCGAAACCGAAGCCATGCGCATCCAGATCGAAGTTGAATGTGATGCGCCCGATAAGGGCTATGCCGTTGGCACCGTCAAGGAATGGGATCTGGTTACCGACCTTGTTCCCGGTCGCTTTGGCGTCGAACTCGCACGCCGTATGACGCTCGTTGATCCGCAGGCCAGCAAACCGCAGCAGCGTCAGGCCGCTTAATCATGTCCACGCCGGAACCGCTATTTGTCATCGGCTGCGCTGCGCAAAACATGCAGCAGGACGGTACATGTTCGGTTCCGGTGTGGGTGCCGTACCACCAGCCAATCCTTCCGCCCCTGGATTTGGCAGATGGAACCATGATCGCCTTCGCCATCGTGTCGGTGTGGGCTATCGGGTTGAAAGCGCGTCTCGTATTCCGCGCGGCGCGTCTTGGGGTCTACTGAAATGGAGAGAGTTATGAAGAACGTTGTCAATGCTGCCCGTCGCTTCGCGTCGTCCACTGCCGGCAAGGTCACTGCCGGTGCTTCCAGCCTTGTTGCATCCGGTGCCGCCTTCGCCAGCGGCAGTAGCTCGCCCGGTGCTGCAGTTGCCGGCGAGTTGTCGACCGGTAAGACCGATGTGATGTTGGTCATCGGTACCTGTGCCGCGATCCTCGGCGCCCTCATCCTGTGGGCCTACGTGAAGCGCGCTCGCTAATCGCTTCGTTCCAGGGAAAAAGTGGGAGGGGCGCGCGGCAACGTTCGCCCCTTTTTTTTAGGCAAAAGGGGAAGTTATGGGCTATTTCATTCTGGTGGCAATCTTGGGCGCAGTCTGGCTCGCATTCGAGGGCATGTGATGCGCTGGCTCGCACGCGTTTTCGCATCCGCAGTCGTTAGGCGTCTCGCTTATTTTCTTGTCGCGGTTGTGTTGGCATCGTTGGGCCTGAGCGAGGCCCGTGCACAGTTTGAATCTTGCTCTAACGCCTCCGCGCAGCACGCTAGTTGCGAGGACAAGGGATTAGCATTTCAGCAAGTCAATAGCATGCTTGCTGCGTGGAAGTCGGCTAATTCCAGTGGTGATGATCCGCAGTTTTCTCGCCGTATTTGTGTGACCGTTGCAGATAGTCCGTTTGGCCGAAATGTGAGTGGTTATGTCACCCATGCCACATGGACGCCTGAATGCAATGGCACGATTGCCTATCAACGCAGTCGCGATTGGCCTGACGGCAAAGATTGTCAATCTCGCTCTAGCTCTATAACGCAGTTCCAGCCCATGAACGGCTCTAGTCAGTGTTGGAATGGCTGCGAAGTCAAGTACAGGCAAAACGGCGACGACGAAACCAGTACCCGCAGCGCTACCGGTGCGCTCTGCGATCCCGATTACAAAGACAAATGCCCTGTTGGCTCGTTTTGGAACGGGTACATGGGCGTGTGCCAACCTATTGAGCCTGACTGTCCTAAGGGGCAGGTGAAGCAGGACGGCGTATGTAAGCCTGAGAATAAATGTCCACAAGGCATGGTCGCCGTGCAGGCGTCAACGCCTGGTGCTGTCGCTCAGGGTGCATTGCATTGCGCGCCTGAGAAAGAGGAATGCCCACCCGGAACGATTATGTCGCCTGCCGGCAAATGTTTGCCGGGTGAGGGCCAGTGTGCGCAAGGTGAAGCGCCCGGCAAGGATGGTACGTGCAAGAAAGATGCGGATGGCGACGGTGAGGGCGATGAGGACGGCGAGGGTGATGGTGACGGCGGTGAGGGTGATAAGGATCAAGCTTCGGGCGGTGAAAGTTGCGACACACCGCCCAGCTGTAGTGGTAATGCCATCCAGTGCATACAGGTCAAAATTCAATGGCGCATTGATTGCAACACGCGTCGCGCTCAGAACATCAGTGGCGGGTCGTGTGAGGCTGTCCCTATCTGCGCTGGTAAGGGCTGTGATGCCATGGAATATGCACAGTTAATGCAGCAGTGGCGTTCTACCTGCGCACTCGAAAAGATGGCCAAGGGCGGCACGTCCAGTGGCAACACCGCAGACAAAAACGGCAACGGTGTTGCCGATGTGCTTGAAGGCATGGGCACCGTTCCAGACGTTGGCGATGGCAAGGCGGACATTGAAGGCGCCAAGCGATTCGGGATTCGACTGTCAACCGATAATCTGGACAGGGACAATATTTTTGGGTCCGGCTCATGTCCGCAGCCTCCTAGTTTCACGATTATGGGTAAGACGATTAGCGGTTCCGATTTTCCTTATTTCTGCCAGGCGGCTGCAATTCTAAAGGCATTGATTTGGATTTTCGGTGTGTATACGGCCATTCAAATTCTGATGGGGAAGTGGGGCTGATATGGGGATGACTTGGGATTGGATTGGCGGCGCTGTTGGCCTTCTTGTCGGAAAGGTAAAGGACGCTGCTGCCGGCATTGCAGGCAAAGCCTTTACGGCGTTCGGCGTCACTGCTGTGTCGTTTCAGACTGTGCTGCCGCGACTTAAGGAATTGGTCACTGAGAAGGTGTCGTTACTGCCTGGGCCTGCACTCGACTTGCTCGGCTATCTCGGCGTTGGTCAGGTGATTTCGATGGTGCTCTCCGCGCTCATGGTGCAAATGTCGTGGAAGGTGTTCTTTGTGCCTAAGACCGTTGCAGATCAGCTAGGGGCAAACCAATGATTTATTGGTACACCGGCCAGCCTGGTCACGGCAAAACACTGCACGCCATCGAGCGACTGCTCGAGTTCAAGGATCAGGGTCGCCCCGTTTACGCTTGCAATATCCGCGAGTTTGACTACGCGAAAACCGGCGTGCTTGAGATGACGCCGCAGCAGTTTTGCGACTGGCCTAATTTCCTGCCCGATGGCGCGGTCGCGCTAGTCGATGAAGCCTATGAACATGGCATGCTCCCCAAGCGTCCCAATAGTTCCAAGGTGCCGCATCATGTCGAACAGCTTGCGAAGCATCGGCATCGCGGTCTTGATTTCATCTTCGTCAGCCAGTCGCCCGACAAGCAATGCGATCAGTTCGTGCATGACTTGATCGAGCGACACATTCATGTGCGTAGGCGCTTCGGAACGAAATTCGTTCACTTGCGCGAGTTCGACCGGTTTGAGGCACAGGCCGAAAAGGCAACACCGCTTGTTGTCAAACGAAAGGCATTGCCCAAGCGTCCTATGGGCACATACAAATCGACTGAGCTTGACACCACCGAGCGCAAGATTCCGTGGTACTACATTGCGCTACCGATTCTCATCGTGGTCGGCGTGTTCTTGATGTATTACACCTTCGGCACCATGGGCAAGCGGCTAGGCGGTGAAGCGGTTCCGGCTACCGTTCAAACGCCACAAGGCGGTGCGGCGCCGCGCGACGGAGCGTTAGCGACGGCGCCCGGCGCGGCCACGCCTCCCAAAGGCGTTACACCTGCCGAATACGCTCGGCAATTTCTGCCGCGTGTCCCTTCTGAGCCGTGGAGCGCGCCGGCATACGATGGGAAGCTGACATTGCCCAATGAGGCGCCGCGTTTGTTCTGCATGTCTTCTCTTACCGGCAGAAACGCGCATGGCGAGCGTGTTGGCCCGACTTGCACGTGCATGACAGAGCAGGGCACTCACTACGTTGTCGATCAGCAGACCTGTCGCTATATCGCCAGGCGGGGCCAATATGAGCCTTATCGCGATGAGCGTGATGATCGTTACGTGGACGCACCTACGCAGATTGATCGTGGTTTGCAAACTCTTGCCCAGCGAGCGCAGGAAAGTGCGGTCGTTGCCCGTGGCAATCGATCGTTGGGCACGTTCCCTGAGTCGCCCGGTTACACCACGTCTACTACCGTTCCTTCGACAGGCACACAGCTATGACGTCGAGCGGTCGCGAATTGCTCAAGTGGATCGCGGTCATCTGCATGACCTGCGATCACGTGGCCACCATCGTCTATGGTGGCTACGTTCCTGTGCTGTCACAGCTTGGTCGGATTGCATTTCCAATTTTTGCTTTGGTGATGGCCTACAACCTGGCACAGCCGCGTGCCGATCATTGCAAGTCGGTGTTTCGCCTCGCCATTTGGGGCCTCATTGCGCAGCCCATTCACGCGTGGGTCTTTGGCAGCTGGTGGCCGCTCAACGTCCTGCTTACCTTCTGCCTTGCTGCATGCCTGGTGTGGTCTGTAGATCGTCGCCAGTGGCCGCTAGCGGCCTTCCTGGGCTTGCTGGCGCCGGCATTCGTGGATTACCAGTGGACGGGCGTGTGGCTTGTCCTGGCGGCCTGGCACTGGTTCAAAGGGCAGGGCCGCTTGGTGAATATTTTTGCCTGGTATGACACCACAACCACCCTGGCGCACGTCCGCATGCCTGTGGCTGTCGTCCTGGCCATGACGTTGCTGTGCCTCTACAACGGCAACCTTTGGGCTCTCCTGGGCATCCCGCTTGTTGAGCTTGGCTATCGCCGCTGGAAGCTGCCGCGCACACGCTGGGCCTTTTACGTGTACTACGTTGGCCATTTGGCAGTCCTGGCGATCTTATTTCGCTCATGATCGGGGTGTAGGGGCAGGGCCCCTACGGATAACGCCTCACCCGCGCCGTGGACCTCGTGGCCCACGTGTCTGCCGGACCACACGCGTTCTGTCGGCGGACCCCGCGTCAGCCACCATTGAGGACCGCTCTTCATGCCTGCGCTGGATTACGTCTCTCAGGTAGATCACGTTGGCCGCTGTTGACCGATGTGGCGGCTTGGGCACGTACAAGCGCCTGTACTGAGGGTTGCATGTCCTCAGCTTTGCTTCGTCCATCATTGCGGACCATTCCCGCGCCAGGCTCGATGTCAGCGCCAGCCAGGTAAGCTGAGTGGCTGTGAACGCCTTTCCCTCCGGCGTCACCAGCTCGCCCCGTACGAACGAAAAACTGGCCCATGGGCCGGTTAGTTGTCGATCACGCATCTGCCAATCTCCATTTGGCGTGGCATCGTCGCCGCCGCGGCGTGACCGCAGCAGCAAACCAGCGGAACCAGCGCCGCAAGCGTCCTGACATAATATACATTATGCGAAATGGAAGCCCAGGCCGCTCGCGGTCGGGATCGGCAGCTTATGCTGCGGATCGGCCGCGCCAGGCGCTTCCAGGATGACCGCTACCGGCTCCGGCTGACCCACCTCACCTTGGGCAAGCTGCTGGACGTCAGCGTGCGTACGGTTCAGAACTGGGAGTCCGGCAAGACCCGGATCCCGCATTCGGCCTTCAAATTGGTCAGGCTCCTGGCCAGCGGCAAGCACCTCGATGGCCCGGCCTGGAAGGGCTTTCACGTCCGTGGCGATACGCTCATTAGCCCCGAGGGCCATACGTTTCCGGCGGCTGACCTCGCTTGGTGGTCACTGTTGTTCCGGCAAGCCGAGGCCTTCCGCACGCTCTCGCGCCAGAAGCGCCAGGCCGAACGTGCACATGCCACGGCAGGCTCGGTTGCTGGCGCTTGCGCCAGCCCCGAGCCCGGCGAGCTCGTGGCCGTTGCCAAGTCGCTCCTGAAGCAAGTACGATCGGCACCATCTAGCCTCCCCGGTCGCAAGACCAGCAGTGAGGCACCCCCGGCAGGCGGCTCGCAGCAAGCTGCACGTACTGAACCTGGGGCTGAGCGGACTGATGCAAGCATCGCGCCCAGGATCCAACTAAGGCAGTCAAATCACCTCGGCAAAATGGGGGGTTTGGGGGGCCTTAGCTTGACCCCCGAAGACCGCCCGAAATCAGCCACTCCCCGCCGCAAGGGGGTGTGCAAGTGAGCCGCGTCCTCACCCTCTCTCGCCGCGCCCGCCCCGCCTCTTGGCAGTGGGTCCGCACCGGCTACACCTGCCCGGACGACTGCCGATTCATCGGTCGCGTTGCGCTTGTTCGATACGCCAAAGAGTCCTGGGAAGCCGCGATCGCTGCTGTCCAGCCCACCGATGGCGCACCCTTTGTCGACCAGAACGGAGCGCCTTGGGCAGACGCTGAGGTCTTCTATGACGCACTGCTGAAGCAGCTGGCCACCCGCATCCAAGAGCATGCTCGTGGCAAGGGCCACCAGTACATCGGCGTGCAGGAGTGTGTCCGATGAGGCGCTATCAGCACGATATCCCGGCCTATCAGGGCACCCTTGCGACCTTCTACAAGATGCTCGATCAGCTCGATGAGTGGTGGGCGTATGAGCAGCAGCAAGGACCTGTCAGTCTGCGCAGGCGCATCGCGGTGCGTGGCATGCGTGGCGACCTCCTCAGCAACATCGATGGCATCGAGAAGCTCATCCAGACGGCCTCACGCCAGAGGCCATGCCGGTGATCAGGTTGACCGAACAGGCAGGCTCGCCCTGCCCCCTGGCAGCGTCCTCAGGCGCTGCCGGTGAGCACCGGGTGCCTGGGGTGCAGGGGTGGAACCCCTGCGGCTATGGCGCATGGATGCGCCGCCTTTTGCCGGTCCGGACCCGGCTTCTTGCTCTCTCAGGTCCTGACATAACATCGAATGGCGACCGCTTTTTCTGCCAATTAAAATGGAAGGAATTGCCGGTTGAGATAATCCATGATAATAATCGCTGCACAGGGGTGATTAACTATGTCGATTAACTCGGCAAGCTATACATTATGCGAAATGGAAGCCCAGGCCGCTCGCGGTCGGGATCGGCAGCTTATGCTGCGGATCGGCCGCGCCAGGCGCTTCCAGGATGACCGCTACCGGCTCCGGCTGACCCACCTCACCTTGGGCAAGCTGCTGGACGTCAGCGTGCGTACGGTTCAGAACTGGGAGTCCGGCAAGACCCGGATCCCGCATTCGGCCTTCAAATTGGTCAGGCTCCTGGCCAGCGGCAAGCACCTCGATGGCCCGGCCTGGAAGGGCTTTCACGTCCGTGGCGATACGCTCATTAGCCCCGAGGGCCATACGTTTCCGGCGGCTGACCTCGCTTGGTGGTCACTGTTGTTCCGGCAAGCCGAGGCCTTCCGCACGCTCTCGCGCCAGAAGCGCCAGGCCGAACGTGCACATGCCACGGCAGGCTCGGTTGCTGGCGCTTGCGCCAGCCCCGAGCCCGGCGAGCTCGTGGCCGTTGCCAAGTCGCTCCTGAAGCAAGTACGATCGGCACCATCTAGCCTCCCCGGTCGCAAGACCAGCAGTGAGGCACCCCGGCAGGCGGCTCGCAGCAAGCTGCACGTACTGAACCTGGGGCTGAGCGGACTGATGCAAGCATCGCGCCCAGGATCCAACTAAGGCAGTCAAATCACCTCGGCAAAATGGGGGGTTTGGGGGGCCTTAGCTTGACCCCCGAAGACCGCCCGAAATCAGCCACTCCCCGCCGCAAGGGGGTGTGCAAGTGAGCCGCGTCCTCACCCTCTCTCGCCGCGCCCGCCCCGCCTCTTGGCAGTGGGTCCGCACCGGCTACACCTGCCCGGACGACTGCCGATTCATCGGTCGCGTTGCGCTTGTTCGATACGCCAAAGAGTCCTGGGAAGCCGCGATCGCTGCTGTCCAGCCCACCGATGGCGCACCCTTTGTCGACCAGAACGGAGCGCCTTGGGCAGACGCTGAGGTCTTCTATGACGCACTGCTGAAGCAGCTGGCCACCCGCATCCAAGAGCATGCTCGTGGCAAGGGCCACCAGTACATCGGCGTGCAGGAGTGTGTCCGATGAGGCGCTATCAGCACGATATCCCGGCCTATCAGGGCACCCTTGCGACCTTCTACAAGATGCTCGATCAGCTCGATGAGTGGTGGGCGTATGAGCAGCAGCAAGGACCTGTCAGTCTGCGCAGGCGCATCGCGGTGCGTGGCATGCGTGGCGACCTCCTCAGCAACATCGATGGCATCGAGAAGCTCATCCAGACGGCCTCACGCCAGAGGCCATGCCGGTGATCAGGTTGACCGAACAGGCAGGCTCGCCCTGCCCCCTGGCAGCGTCCTCAGGCGCTGCCGGTGAGCACCGGGTGCCTGGGGTGCAGGGGTGGAACCCCTGCGGCTATGGCGCATGGATGCGCCGCCTTTTGCCGGTCCGGACCCGGCTTCTTGCTCTCTCAGGTCCTGACATAACATCGAATGGCGACCGCTTTTTCTGCCAATTAAAATGGAAGGAATTGCCGGTTGAGATAATCCATGATAATAATCGCTGCACAGGGGTGATTAACTATGTCGATTAACTCGGCAAGCTATACATTATGCGAAGTGGCGTGATTCTGCGCAGTAGCCTTCACTAGAGGCTTGTCGCGGCCTCTCCCGAAGCAACGGTGCTGCAGTTTGTGGTTGATCATGTGATGCGGCGCTCGGCCGAGGGCGAGCTGGCCTGGGAGCTGCCGCCGACTATCGATCAGGCTCTCGTTACAGCGGGACTCAAAGCCAAGCTCGGACCGTGGACGCTGGCCACGGTCCGCCACCGGGTGGCCGTGCTGTCGACCGCACATCGACTCAAGCATGCGACCAATCCGTGCGAACAACGGGCGATCCGTACCGTCCTGAGTCGCGCCGCGCGCGCGGCCGTGAAGCGCGGTGAGCGGCCACACAAGAAGACCGCCATTACGTTGGCGGAACTCGAGGCGATGCTCGCTACCTGCGATGACACGCTGGAGGATACCCGTGACCGCGCCCTGCTCTGCTTCGGCTTCGCCAGTGGCGGCCGCCGGCGCAGCGAGATCGCCGCAGCGGACCTTAGAACCTGTTCAAAGTCTGCCCGAAATATCCGATCATATGGAGATGAGAGCACGCTATCCCAGTGACATCAGCCGTGAGCAGTTTGAGCAGATCCGCGCTTTGCTTGAAGGTGCACGCAAGAAGACCGCGCCACGCAAGGTCGATTTGTACGAGGTGTTTTGCGCGGTGCTCTATCTGCTCAAGAGTGGTTGCCAGTGGCGGATGTTGCCCGAGACGTTTCCCAAGTGGCGCACGGTGCATGCGTACTTCCAGATTTGGAGCGAAGTGGATGAGCACGGAGTGAGCCTGCTGGAGCGGGCGTTAAAAAAATCAGGTTGGCGCGGCCCGCGAGAAACTGGGGCGCAACGCATGCAGCAAGTTCTTGATCGTCGACGCGCAGAGCGTGAAGAACACGGACACGGCGAGTCAGAAAGGCTATGACGCAGGCAAGAAAGTTGCCGGAATCAAGCGGCACATCGCCGTAGACACGCAAGGCTTGCCGCACGCCATTGCGGTGACGACGGCGGAGGTGACCGATCGTAAGGGTGCGCTAATCGCGCTTGAACACGGCAAGCCGAGTTTGAAGCGTGTCAAAAGCTTACTGTGCGATGGCGGCTATGTCGGTGAGCGGTTTGCGCAGGGAGTGCGCGAGAGCTTGGGCAAGACGGTCAAAGTGCAGATCGCAAAGCGCAGCGAGCTGCACACCTTCAAGGTCATGCCCAAGCGCTGGATCGTGGAGCGCAGCTTTGCATGGTTAGAGAAGAACCGAAGGCTATGGAAAAATTGCGAGCGTCAACTCAACACCAGCTTGCAGATGATCCACCTGGCATTCCTGGCGTTGCTGCTTAGAAGACTTTGAACAGGCTCTTAGAGATTTACGTCGCAAAGGCAAGAAGGACTTCGATGCAGCATCCCTGCGGGCCGCGTGCGAGAGCGAAGACCTGGTCGGCGAGACGAAGGAGCGCCCGGTGGCCTTCGGCGTGAAATCCTTCGAGCATTCGATTGACCGGCTCGAAGACCGCTGCAGCGAAGTCCTCAACCTCGTCCCTGCGTTCCACGATCGGTTCATCCAGGACGACGCCGACTGGTCAGCATCTCTATATCCCCGGCTGCAAACCTTCCTTACAGAGGCCGCGCGCAGTCATGAGCACCTGCGCCTCGCGCTCGACGCCCCCACCACCCTCGCCTTCGCGGCTGGCGCCGTGCTAGATGTCAAGTCCGGGCGGGACATTGAACTCGAGCAGCGGACATCATCGCGCGAGGTGTGGCGGCTGGACACGCAGACACCGGATGCGGAATGGCCGCGGTTCAACCCTGTGCTGGTCGAGCTTGGTCAGCAAGCGCCGGACATCGCCGTTGCTGTGGGGCTGACCCACGACATCCGCGCGGACGTCCGGACCTACGTTGACTCTAATCTTCCTTCGGCCGGGCGCATTCTCAACTGCATGCTGCCTTCTGGCGCGGGTCCTGCCTCGGTGCGCAACCGGGCGCATGCCGCCCTGCTTGCCCACCAGCTCGCGCAGGCAGTCAGTGAGACCCGCGTGCCGGGAGTTGCGCGCACTGTCCACTTGTTCATGGCCGCGCCCAACGGCTTTTTTTCCTTTCTCGCAGGCCAGCGGCGGGCTTTGATGGGTCGTGTGACGCTATACGAATTTGATTTCGGCCAAGCGCAGAGCGGCTCGTACATGCCGTCCCTGACCTTGCCGCTCGCCGCCGCGCCCAGCGCGGCTATCGCTCTCACACCACGCTGA